GTCTCTTCAGATGCATCGGTGTCCTTCTGTTCGGTTGCTGCTTCTGCTTCCTTTTCTTTTTGTTCCCTTTGAAACTTGGCTAACTCACCTTTTGCAAATGCCTCAGTTTCTGCATCATCTTCTTCTCTGATTTTGCTATAAGGATTTGTATTGGGTGTACTAGCTTTAGTTTCTTCAGAAACTTTTTTTTCTTCTTCCATTATTTTTACCTATTGGTTGAGTGCCTTATGGATAAGGGTAGCTCTATTCCATAATTATTGTGGGCTGATACTAAGAAATAGCCATTGTATCAGAATCTATAGCGTCATAATTAACGTCAGACTCTGGTGCTTGTACCATTTGTGTATCAGGTGGCACAGTTGTTTCTTGTTCCATCTGTCCAGCTAAATCAGATACAAAACTTTGTATTGATTCCTGTTCAGTTCCAGGGTATTTTCTACTAGCAAAATTTTTTACTATAGAAACTGGAAGAACAACATTTTCTTCATCTTTAGTAAATTGCTTTAACAGAGGTTCTATCTCTGGTGCAACTTTACTTAAGACAGTACTAACAGATGGAGATAGGACTGTGCTTAATACAGCCTTATCTTCATTTGTTAAATTTTCTACCTTTTGTAATAAACCCTCTTCTCTAGGTGTATTTTGTGGTGCAGGTTTTTCTACAACTTGTGCTGGTTTATCTTTTGCCATACCTGCTGGCATTTTTATATTAGACATATCTGGTGCTTCTATTTTAGGTGGTGCCGCATTAACCATTCCTGTCATACTTACTGTGCCTTTCATATCTTTAATAGCCATTATTTACCCCCTAACCAATAGCAGATAGGTTCAAATATTTTTCTATATATTCTACCTAGTTTATCAGATTTTTTATTTCTCATAATTTGAAACATATCTGCAGTTACATGCCTTCCCATATGTTCTAAAATTTTTCTAACTATTGTATTAAATACACCTTCTTTTTTAGCAATATTAACTAGAGGTAAAAATACTTTATGATATCCTTTTTGATATTCTGCAGAATAATCTTTATGAAATTTTAACCAAATTTTATTTCTAAATGATCCAAATCCATATCTTTGATTCATCATAGTACAAACTATTTTACCACCGCCAGTAGGTCCACTACCACCACTTTCTCCTGGTTTAGTTGTACCTTTTACTGGTGCAGCTTTTTTAGATGCTTTATAATCTTTTTCTTGCTCTTTCATTTTTTGAGTATCATCATAAAATTTATCACCAGGTTTATAACCTTTTCTATCAATAGTTTTTTGTCTTGTTTCTAATCGTTTAGCACCAGCTTTTTCTAAATTACCAAACTTAGATACTCTATTAAATCCTGCATATAAATCTGTTGCTGGATTACCACCAATTCTACCATCACCTCTATCTGTAAAATAAGTTTTAGCATGTGCAACTGCTCCTGGTGAATCACCTACTGGTCTACCTACTGCATCTAATACCGCCATCAGAGGTGTTTTAACATTTTTAAGTGATGTATTTATTGAATTAGTAAAAGTTTTTAATGCTGATTCTTTTGGTTTAATATCTGCTCTAACTTTAGTTCCAGCATCTGCTTCTAAATCTGCATCTGCAACTGTTCTACCTGGAAATGAACCACTAGCAAAGCCAGCTTCTTTTGCAGCTCTTGTTGCTGATATTGTTGGGTCTGCTTTTATGCCTAACATTCCACTAGCAAAATCTGCTTCTTTTGCAGCTCTTGTTTTTGATGGCTCTGCTGATACACCTAAAGTTCTAAAATTAATATCATCAGGTACAATATTTAATTTTGTATCACCTGGTAAGTTCATTTTATTTTTATAAAGATCTTTTAAAGATCCTTGTAATTCATCAACTGTTATTGTTTGATTTGGTTTAGTTGCTTCTAAATCTTCTACTTCTCTAGCTATTTGATCTACACCACCTACAGGATTGTTAAATCGTGTGCCTTGTTTAAATCTATCACCTAAAAAATCTTCTTTTCTAATAGGTCTATCAAATTTAAAACCAAATAATCCTGGAGGTTCTTTTTTTTCTACATCTACACTTAAATCTGGTAAAGTAGTTTGTCTTTGTTTTTGTGCATCTTCTACAGTAGATTTACCAAATACTCTTTCAGTTGGATCTTTAATAGATACTTTGTCTTCAGTTTCGTCAAATTTTTCTGCATCAAATGTTCCTGGTAAAATAGTCTGTCTTGCAAATTGTTCACTTGCTGTATCAGGATTAAAGTCACTTAAATTTCTACTAAGTTTTGTAGCTTCTTGTAGCATATCACCTGTGGTATCTGGCTGATTATCATCACCAGTTTGAAATGCCATTTGAGTTTGTTTTTTTAATTCATCTACACCTCCACCATCAATAGGAAACTTTGTAATAGGTCCAATTGTTGGTCGATCTATTTTTACTGTAGATATATCTGGTAAAGATAAACTATTAATAGTTTCAAGTCCAACTACTTTTGTAGTATAATTACCACTAGCATCTCTTACGAGTTCTATTGTTCCTGGTCGTACTCTATTTGGATTAAATGTTTTAGCCATTATTTATTTTACTGTGTTTGTTCGCCTCTTGGAGGTTGAGTATTTGCCGCACTAAAGCCAGCTTCCCCTGGCATTGGTACATCGCCTGTACCGATGTTGCCACCTCCAGCTCCCGTTGGATCTGTTGGCGAAGCTCCTGTAGGTACTTCTCCAGTTGGTGCCATTTGACTTTGTCCTCTAGCAGCGGCTGTATTGTTTTGAGTTCCATTTACCATCCCCATTATTTGTGCATAGATCGCAGCTTTTTCTGGATCATTGATTAATTGTTCAGGATCAATATCTAAAGATTTAGCAATCTCTGTTAAACAAGTATGCCATTTAACAAACGGTGCAAGTGCAGGGTTAGATGCAGTTTGCATGAATGTCATTAATCTTTGAGATCTAACTTCTTTCTGCATTAGAGAAGAAGTTCCTTGAGCTTTAATTTCAAGGTCACCTTTTATATGTGGAGCATCATCATTAAATTGCATATTCCAATAAAACAATGATTGTCCTAGGGGCTTTAATAAATAGTCATCTATATTTTTGATAACTGTTTTAATACTTAAAGCTGCAGCACCCATCAACATAGACATACCAGATGCAGTTCTAGTTGTAGACTGCACTCCAGTTGCACCATGTGAATATGATGGTATGCCTGTAGCTTCATCTGCAAGTTGTCTAAACTTGTCAAACATTT